TATTGAATGGCTGTATGCCTGGTCGGTGCAACAAGGAATCGAGTTGTGACGTTGTGGCGAAAGCGACAGATTATGCAAATCCAAAAAAGAAAATACATTCGTTCCAAAAAACTGCTGAAGATCGTTGCCGAACTGGACTGCCAGCTATGCGGCTGCGGTGTTGGCGTCCAGGCGTCGCACACCAACTGGGGCGGCGGCAAAGGCCGGTCGATTAAATCGGACGACAACCTAATTGCAGCCCTGTGCTTTACTTGTCATTTTGATATAGACCAAGGCAGCAAATGGTCAAAACATGAGCGACAGCAAGCCTGGTGGTACGCCCACCGAAAAACAGTCGAAGAATTAGTCGAATCTGGCCGCTGGCCTATTGACGTACCGGTGCCTGACGATACAGAATGGCAGCGGCTTTTTTCATTTTTGCAGTAGCCATCAGCTTGCGGGGGACTGTGCGCCCCCGTTTTTTTCGTCTATGATTAGCCTATGGATGATGACGCCGCCGAATTTATAGCCACCTTGTTGCATAGCAGCACGGTGACACATTTTATGCACTTGGCCACCGATTCGTATTCGGCGCACAAGGCGCTGGGGCATTATTACGAGGACATTATCGAACTGGCCGACGATTTTGCTGAAGCCTACCAAGGCAGATACAACAAAATCAAAAAATACCCGTCTGAATTTCACGCCAGCACCGATCCGGTCAAATACCTGAAAACGATGCAAAAGTTTGTGGACGATGCCCGCGAAGATTTGCCACAAGATTCCGAGATTCAGAATATCATCGACGAAATATCGCAGTTGATTGATTCAACGCTGTACAAACTGAAATTCCTAGACTGAAAGGAAAGACCATGAAAGACAACGCAGAGATGACCCCCAAGGGCTACGGTTCGGGCGGCAAGGCACCGGCTGGTGCATCCGGCAGCGACATGACCGGTGAACGTCACGGCAAGCTGGTCAACGGCGTTGCCATGGGCAAAGCTGATGCGACTGGCGGCAACCACAAGTATGACGGTGGCCGTTCCAAGGGCGTTTGCTACACCCACGACCGCAAGTCGTACCAGAAATAAATGGCCACCCCGCTGTCGCAATTGGCCACAGCGGGCCAACAACCCCCCGACATGGGCGGCACACAAGCTGCCCTGGCAGGGATGGTTCCGCAGCCCAAAATGCCAGGTCAATCGGGCAATCCGATTGAGCAAGCGTATTTCGACCGCCTGGCCAACGATTACCAAGGGTTGTCCCAGGAATACGCGGCGCTTCCGTCTACCGACGGCGGGCGCATTCTGAACACGGACGACGCCCGTGAAATGTCCCCCGAATACCGTGCCGACCGTACCAAGTCGGCTGACGTGCATGAGCCGTCGTCGGCGTTTGTGAAGCAAATGTATGCCGAAAAGCTGTCGCAGCCGACACCACCAGGGCGCGACAACACGGTTTTGTTTACCGCGGGCGGCACTGGGGCGGGTAAAACCACGAGCTTGCAAGCCGCAGCCCAGCAATCCAAGGGCATTCAAAACGCGGAAATGGTGTACGACACCAACATGAACACGTTTGAATCGGCTGACAAAAAGGTTAAGCAAGCCCTGGCTGCTGGCCGCAAGGTCGGTATTGCGTATGTTTACCGCGACCCCGTGGAAGCCCTTAAAAACGGCAACCTGTCCCGCGCATCACGCATGGAAGCCGAACTAGGCACTGGTCGCACCGTACCAATCGAAGAACATTTCCGCACCCACATGGGCGTTCGTGACGTGATGGAACGGCTGCAAGCCAAGTACGGCAACGACCACCGATTCCATTTGACGGTAATTGACAACAGCCGCGGCCCTGGGAATGCAACAGTGGTAAGCGGTCTTGACAAATTGCCCAAATTGAACCACAATGCAGTTAGAAAGGGGCTAGATGATGCACTCGAAGAAGCATACCGAACTGGAAAGATCAGCCAAGCCATCTACCGCGGAACGCGTGGCAACCCCCGTTGAACACCGCATGAAGCGGATGCACGAACGGGCCATGCGAACTATTGCTGAAGAAATGGCCGCATCCCTAAACGCCGCTGTTCGCGCAGGAAAGCCGATCCGATAATGGAAGTGCGCTGCAAATCCTGCCGATTTTTTAGCCAGGCCCAAGTCATGGGCCTGTGCCGCCGATTCCCCGAAACACAAAATAAACATGAAATGGACTGGTGCGGTGAACACCAACTAACCGCGGTGGTCACCATGCCGGTCTACGACATCATGACTGATGAGATGGTCGAACCCAAAAAACGAGGAAGGAAGCCAAAAAATGACCTGCCCACTGCAACCGCTGAGTAACCGCGTTATTGTCAAACCGCACGTCAGAAAAATGTCTGACATTTTGTACGTTGTCAATAATGAAAAAATGAACGAAGGTAGGATTGTTGCTGTTGGCCCAGCAGTGCGTGATGTCAGGGTGGGCGAATTTATCAAATACGGCAACGGCACTTATTTGGACTGGCCAATTCAGCACATTGATGGCGTGGATTACCAGATCATTCAGGAAGCCGACATTTGCATGGTTGTGGATGACTGACATGGCTAAAGCACACGACAAACCGATACCCAAAACCACGACCGGCAAGGGCAAAACCTACAACCCAACAGAAAAGGGTGCGGGGATGACCGCAAAGGGTCGTGCCGAATACAATCGCAAGAATGACGCAAATTTAAAACCACCAGCACCAAATCCGAAAACTAAAGCCGACGCTGGACGTAAGGCGAGTTTTTGCGCGAGAATGGAAGGGGTGGTAAAACACGCCAAAGGCCCAGCCGAACGAGCCAAGGCATCCCTAAAGAATTGGAATTGTTGAAAGGAACATCATGTCTAATACTCAAGCCATTGGCGTTGCATACGCTGACCCAGCACTAAACAGTTTTGAAGTTGGCACCGCATCGGCGCCGATTGCAAATACCGCATCGGGCAATCTTAACCAAATTTATGCGCGTACTACGCACACGTCGGGCGATATGCGCGGACTGTATTCCCGCGTGAACTTCGCTGGCGCTGGCGCTGGTGAAACCCTGCGGGCGCTGTCGCAAGTGACCGCCGCCCAAGGTGCTGGCCAGACCACCAACGGCGCACACATCAGCTTGTCGGTAAACACTGGCGGCACGATCAGCGGCGCTGCAAACGCAATCCGCGCAACCATTGGCGGTTCGTCTACCAACCCTGGCGGCACCTTGGCTGCACTGCAACTGGATTCGGACTTTGCTTCCGGTGGCACATGGAGCAACGCATCTTTCCTACGCGTGACTAACAGTGGCACTGGCGAAGTCGGTAACTTTGCTGCCATGCCCGCAGTAAGCGCAACCGGCGTATTCCGCGCCAAAGTTGGTTCGCCAGTTGTAACGCATACCATTCCCGTTACCAGCGGCGGCACGACCTATTACGTTATGGTCAGCACGGTTGCGTAATGGACATTAGCCGAGAGTTTATCGAAGCTGAAATTATCGAGGTTCAGTCTGAATTGCAGAAAGCCAAAACTTTTGTAGTTCAGGCTGAAACTTCCCTAGCGATTTACCGGATGTTGCTGGCTAAGCTAGATACACCGGACGACGTAATAGAAAACCCTGGGGGGACTGACTGATGGCCAAAGGATTGTATGCCAACATCCACGCCAAGCGTGAGCGCATAGAGCGCCAGAAAGCCGCGGGCAAAACCCCTGAACGTATGCGCCAGCCAGGTTCGCCTGGTGCGCCTACAACCAAAGCTTTTAAACAAAGTGCCAAAACGGCAAAAAACAAATGACACCTGACCAAATTGCTAAACGCCTGGCTGAACTGCAAGAACTGGCGAAGCAACATGAATCCATCCTGTTGCAGATCAGCGGCGCCATCCAAGAGTACAACCGTGTACTGGCTGAAATAAGCCAATCCAAAGGAGCCGACAATGCCGCTGACCAAATCGACATCGAACAAAGCGTTTGAAAAGAACATTAAGGCCGAAGTAAAAGCGGGCAAGCCTGTCAAACAGGCTGTCGCTATTGCTTATTCTGTCAAACGCGAAGCCGCAAAGAAACCAGCCAAGGGTAAGAAATGACCGCCGAAGCCACCGTCAAACGGCGGGGGCGACCCAAAGCTGACCAGCCCCCAGCCGTACTGCCAATCGAAAAGAATGCTCATGGCCGACCGCCTAAGTACAAAGATGAGTTTGCCGAGCAGCTTATCGAATTCTTTAGACAGCCGCCCACTAAGGAAGTTGTAGTCAAGGACGCCAAGGGCAACGAAACCACGCAAATCGTGCCTGGCTTTTTCCCGACACTTGCGCGATTTGCAACTAATATCGGTGTGTGCCGTGACACATTGCACGACTGGTCGGTTGCTAAAAACCTAGACGGAAGCCTGAAGCATCCGCGTTTTTCCGACGCCTATAAAATAGCCAAGAGTTTGCAAGAGGCAAATTTGGTCGAAGGGACGATCACGGGCGCGTACAACAGCACGTTCGCCATCTTTACGGCCAAGAATGTCTTGGGCTGGCGCGACAAGGTGGAACAGGAAATAACCGGCAAGGACGGCGCCCCGCTTGCGGGCATTCAAGTCATGTTTGTAAGCCCCGATGGATCAGAGCGCGACATCGAACATTGACCAGGCGGTCGCCAAGGCCCAGTTCCCAGTTAAGCTGGAAGGACTGTTCCGTAAGAGCCGGTACAAAGTTTTGTACGGCGGGCGAGGTGGCGCCAAGTCGTGGGGGATTGCCAGGGCGCTGTTGATCCTGGGCGCCAAGAAACCCATGCGGATTTTGTGTGCGCGTGAGTTTCAGATCAGCATTAAGGATTCCGTCCACAAGCTGCTATCCGACCAGATTGAAGCCTTGGGGTTGCTGGGGTTCTATGAAATTACCCAAGCCAGCATCCGCGGCGCCAACGGCACCGAATTCGCGTTCATTGGCCTGAAGAACAACCCGACCAATATTAAGTCGTTTGAAGGTGTGGACATTTGTTGGGTTGAGGAAGCGCAGAGCGTCAGTCGCATATCCTGGAAAACCCTGATTCCAACCATCCGTAAGCAAGATTCAGAGATTTGGGTGTCATTTAACCCTGAACTGGAAACGGACGAAACTTACCAGCGGTTTGTAGTCAGCCCGCCGCGGGACTGCATTAGCATCAAGATCAATTACTGGGACAATCCTTGGTTCCCCGAAACCCTGCAACTCGAAATGGAAGCCCTAAAAGGCCGCAACTTTGAGGAATACCAGCAGGTTTGGGAAGGCATTTGCCGTCAAACTGTTGACGGCGCTATTTTTGCCAACGAGATGATGAAGGCCGAAGCCGAGGACAGAATCACCAAGGTGCCATATGACCCGACCAAACCCGTTCACGCGGTGTGCGACCTTGGGTGGTCTGACGCCACGGCTTGGTGGTTCATTCAATTTGTTGGTATGGAAACGCATTTGATCCGGTATTTTGAGGACAACCAGCGCACAATGACCAGCTACTTGGCCGAACTTCAAACCTTTGGGTATGTCTATGACACCATTTGGCTACCGCACGACGCGCAATCGAAAACACTGGCCGCGGCGGGCCGGTCGATTGAGGACATTGTGCGGAACGCGGGCTACAAAACCCGCATTCTGGATCGCGTCCCCGTGGTGGATTCTATTAATGCCGCCCGAACTGTATTCCCAAACTGCTATTTTGATCGCGATAATTGTGCGGATGGATTAAACTGTTTGCGCCATTATCGCTACGACGTTGACCCTGAAACCGGCCAATTCAGCAAGCAACCGCTGCACGACCAGTATTCGCACGGCGCCGACGCATTCCGCTATATTGGATTGATGATTAAAGAGCCAACCAAAGCTAAAAAGCGGCCAGTAATGGCACAGGCTGGCGGGTGGATGGGCTGAAAGGACTAAAACATGGCATGGCAAGATACTGATATGGATGGTCGCATTGGCGACGCAATTAAATTCCTGCGATTGGTTGGGGAAGCCGATTCCCAAAACCGAGCCGAAGCCCTGGGCGACCTAAAGTTTGCCGCTGGCGACCAGTGGCCGGTTGAGATTCAAAACAGCCGCAACTTAGAAGCCCGCCCGTGCCTGACCATTAACAAGTTCGACGCCTATGTGCGCCAGGTCACCAACCAGCAGCGCCAGCAGCGCCCCCGCATTAAAGTGCATCCGGTCAACAACGAAGGCGACCTAAAAATTGCCCAGGTGATCGAAGGCATTACCCGCCACATCGAAGTCAATTCCAACGCCGATACCGCTTACGACACTGCGTTTGAGTACGCGGTCAAGATGGGCTGGGGTTACTGGCGCATTACAACCAACTATGTGTCGGAAGATTCGTTCGATCAGGAAATTTACATTGAGCCGGTCAACGACCCGTTCTCAGTCTACTTTGACCCAAACAGCGTTTCGCCCGATGGGTCGGACGCCGAGCGTTGCCTGGTCACCAGCGTAATGTCCAAGCATGATTTCCGTCTGCAATACCCTGGTGCGGATGATGGCGCGAACTTCAGCGCCAGATCGACCGGCGATTCGGACGCGGAATGGGTAACCAAAGAGGACATTCGGCTGGCCGAGTATTGGTACATCGAGCGCGAAAAGGCCAAGCTGGTGCTGTTGTCTGACGGCACAAAGGTATTTGAGGATGAACTACCGTCGGCTGAAATGTTGGATGCAGCGGGTGTCACGATTATGGATACCCGTACAACATTCCGCAAAAAGGTTAAGTGGTGCAAGCTGACCGCAATGGAAGTGCTGGAAGAACGCGAGTGGCCAGGCAAGTACATTCCGATTGTCCCGTGCTACGGCGCCCAGGTGGTGGTCGAGGGCAAGCGCAAAAAGTATGGCCTGGTGCGGTTTGCCAAAGACCCGCAGCGGATGTACAACTTCTGGCGCACCAGCATGACCGAATCCATTGCCCTAGCACCCAAGCCCAAGTGGCTGCTGGCCGAAGGGCAGGACGAGGGCCACGAATCCGAATGGGCGCTGGCCAACATTAAATCAACGCCTGTATTGCGCTATAAGCAAAAGGACATCGAGGGCGTTCCCGCCCCTGTACCGAGCCGCATTCAGCCAGAGCCACCGCCCGAAGGCATCATGGTGGCCGCGGGCGCCATTGCTGACGACCTGAAAACCGTGCTGGGCATATTTGACCCGTCCCAAGCATTGGCTGGCAACATTTCTGGCAAAGCATTGCAAGGCCAGCAGCAGCAAGTTGACCTGTCGAATTTCCACTTTTACGACAACATGACCCGCAGCATCAAGCACACGGGCAAAATCATCCTGGACTTGATCCCGAAAATCTAC